ACCCATCTTATTCAGTTGATTACATTACTTTTGACGAGATTGACTTAATGCCAGCAGAAGCCATATAGCCAGTGTATATCAGAAAGGAAGAATAATGAAATGTTCTATATGTGACGTAGATTTAACAACTGTTAATAATGGTTGTTCTTTTGATATAACAACGGAAATATGTATCTCTATTGATATTGGCAAGAAGTCTAAGGATTACCAGAGAGCAAAAGACATGTTCGGTGTAACCAAGTTTAACATCTGCCATTGCTGCGTATTAAAAGCATTAGGTGTAAAGCCAATATGACAGATTTAACACCACAGCAGATTGCGTCAGTAAACCCCGGCTATTGGGCTGTACTCAAGAAGATACGCTTACAGGCAGGATTATACGCCACTAAGGGTTTCGAGTACCAGATAGAGCCTATGAGCTTTATGGGGCGTAGACTGTGCTATCTAAAGGCAAGACAGAGTTTTGGCGCTACTGAGATGGAGGTTCTAAAAGACCTTCACGGTATGATATACAAGAAGTACAAACTCGGTGTAGCGCATATTTTTCCTACTAACGATGAAGTAGGTGAGTTTAGCAAGAGCCGTTTTAAACCTTTAATCGCGGCTAACCCTATTTCTATCGGTAAGTACGTTAAAAACGTCTCCGGTGGAACGGATACTACTTCTCTAAAGAACGTCAACGGTGCTATGTTATATCTCCGAGGCGCACGGTTGAGTCAGAATATCGGCGAGAGTACGGAGAGTACCTCATCTAAGACATCGGCGTTTTCGTCTGATAAGGTGGTTTTTGACGAAGTTGATTTCATGAAGCCTGAGTCTATCGCTAAGTATATTGGTAGTATGGGTATGTCTCCCCATCAGCACGAGGTATATTTAGGCAATCCTTCACATGAGGATTTTGGAATAGATTTAATCTTCAAACAATCTGACCAGCGATATTGGTTCAGAAAGTGCAGTTGCGGTCATTGGACTTGTGCCGAGAAGTCTTTCCCAGAATGTGTAAAGATTCGCTCTGACGGGACTGGTTACGTCGGTTGTGATAAATGCGGTAAAGAAGTACCAGCATGGGCTGGCGAGGGTACTGCTGAGTGGGTAGCAGACTATCCCAGTAAGTCGGAATATATGCACGGGTATATGGCGAGTCAGTTAATGACTAAATTTAACGACCCTGCCGAGATACTTGAGGCTTTCGTTAATCCTCCGCTTGGTAATTTAGCAGACGTTTACCGACTTCGGTTAGGTAGACCATATTCAGCGAGAGAAGATAAGTTAAGAAAACAGGACGTTTTAGCTAATTGCGGTGGCGATATACCTCCTGTAAGACATTCAGGTCCTTGTGCAATGGGTGTTGACGTTGGTAAGAGATACCATGCAGTAGTAATTGGTGCTAAAACGTCCGAGGATAGATATGAGATTTTCAGAACTGTAAAGGCTGATGGTTTCCAAGAGGTTCGTAACTTAGCTAAAAGATACAATGTAAAGAGTGATGTAGTTGATATTGGCCCTTATTACGAGGCAGCGCGTGAATACCAGAAATCGTCAGGACATAAGACTTTTCTCTGTGAGTATAAAGATACCCAATCTGTTGACGAGGTATTTAACGATAAGACGGGCGAATGCAAAGTAAATAAGACCGCACTTTTCGATAGGTCGCACAGATTACTTTCAACCGGACATATACGACTTCCTATCCAATGCCCCGAAACTGAGGAATTCGCAAGGCAATGCTGTAACTGTGCTAAGTTTGAGGAAAAAGACGCTCGTAAGGGAACTATAGTCTTTAGATATAGAAAGACCGGCGATAGAATGGACGACTTTAGAAGCGGATTAAACTATTTTCTCTTAGCCGCAGGTGGTCACAGGATAGGTTATTCTAAAGACTGTATAAGAAATAGAACATTCGATGGTAAAGTAGAGAGTGATTATGAAAGAATTTAAAATATGAATGCAGAAGAAATTATCGACTTAAGGAATAGAGAGCTTGCCGCGCAGGGAAATATTAGGAATCTATGGCAACAGACCGCAAATAAACTATACCCTTACGTCCAGATAGATTCTACCTACGAGCCGGGTTCTATAAGGACTACTGAGATTTACGACCAGACCCCAATGCTTGATGCTGAGGATATGGTATCAGGATTGAAGCAAATCTTATTCCCTACTGGACAGCCATTCTTTGCAATAAAAACTTCAGAAAATAACGATACTTCACAGCGATATATATCAATGTTAACTGAGAGGTCGCATGAGGAAATCTTTAACTCTAACTTTATAACTGAACTTGACGAGATTTTAAGGTCTTTAATCATTTTCGGCCCGTCGAGTCTTTATTCCGAATGGACTCCAAAGACAGGACTAAACTATAGACATCAGATGTTAGGTTCATATCAGTTTTTAGAGAATAGTAAAAAATTAGTAGATGGCATAATCATAACAGTAAAATACACACCCCGTCAGGCTATAGAGGAGTTTGGGAAAGAGAATGTAGGCAAAGACGTAATGGAAGCATACGGAGAGCCTAAGAAACAAAATAACTTATTCTCATTCATCTACGTTATAAAACCAAGAGATATAGTCAATCCTAATCTATCAAGTCGATATTCAGGCAATATGGCTTGGGAAGAACAAATAGTAAATGAAAAAGAAAAACTAATCGTTTATGAGGGCGGTTATGAGGAATTCCCATACCACAACTCAAGATGGAAAAGACCAGCAAACGAAAAACATGGCAGAGGAATAGGAACAGAAATACTTCCACAGATTAAAGTCTTAGACAGGACTATGAGGAATTGGATTGACGTAGGTAACAGATGGGCGCTTCCAGCTATGGACGTACTATCTTCTTTTGATGGTCCTTATAGAGTAACTCCAGGCTCTAAGAATATAGTAGGAGAACTACCATCAGCCAAAGCGGTTGATACAGGACTTAATGGTAATATGCCAATCACGGAAGTATCATTAGATAGACAGCAGGCTTTAATAGACAGGGCTTTCTTTAAGGACGCATTTTCACCATTAGAGGGTCTTACAGGAGATAGACGGACTACTTTAGAAATAAGGGAAAGAATTAAACAGACATGGCACAAGATAGGCCCACCAGTAGCAAGAGTATGGTATGAGCAATTAAGTAAATGTGTAACAAGAAGTGTATTCCTCTTAATTCGTAACGGAGTCGTTGAGCCACCACCTGCTGAATTGCAAGGTGCTGATTTTGGTCTTGAATTTGTCGGGCCATTTGCTCTTGAACTTCGTAGCCAACAGGCTAAAGCATTTAGAGAATGGGCTGGCTTCGTAGGTGAAATGGAAGAAGTATTCCCAGGCGCAGTTGATAACGTAGACCCAGACGATGCTATTATGCGTGTGGGACGGACATTCGGCGTAAACACAGAGGATATGGCGAGTTCAGAGGAAAGGGGCGCTAAGAGACAACAGAGAGCAGAGGCACAAAAGGCACAAATGGAATTACAGATGGCGCAAGTCGCAGGGCAAGCAAATCAAGGACTTAGTAAAGCGCCGGAGAAAGGGTCGCCTGCAGAGGCTTTAATCAATGGATAATCCAACACACGAAGAAGTTATAACACAGAGAGTACAGGACTTTACGGAATCTTTCACAGGTTCAGGGCTTAGAACATATAAATTTTTATCTGCGTTCTGTTTAGAGCATACGAATACTTACGTTCCCGACTCTGATAAGACAATATTTAATGCAGGCGCACGTTCAGTAATATTAGAAATCAGGCATTGGCTTGATTATGACTTAACTAAATTTGGAAAGGAAACAGATGAGTACAATCGGATTAGCTGAAACCGCAGATGCGACTACTTCAGCCCCAACAATGTTTAAAGAGATTGAACAAGGTGAAAATGTAGCGCGAGGTTGTGTAGAGGTTATAGAGATTATTGCCTATGACGCAACTAAAAAACCGAGGCGATGTATTCCTGAAAAAGATGGAACTCCCGGAGAAATTAAAAAGGATAAAGATGGAAATATCCTGTATGAAGAAAAGGGCAGAGCGCCTTATTTCTGCCAAGACCACGAAGATTCAATGCTATTCAATGAGAAAAACCCAGAAGTAAGGACAGAAACATTCACTATCCAACTTAGAAAGACTACGGCTAAGAAGTATATTGACTCTCCAAGAAACATTGAAGCTTTTGAGGAGGTGAAATAATGACTGACCTAATTGTAACGCCAGAAGTAACACCAGTTGAACCGGTGGCAGACCAAACCCAAGTAGTAGCTGATACAACGCAATACTTTGGTACTGACGGTGCTTTAAATGAAGGCTGGACGAGTACATTGCCAGAGGACATTAGGGACGAGAAGTCTTTAACGTCTTTTAAAACCATACAAGACCTTGCTAAGTCTAATGTTATGACAAAGAAGATGGTCGGTAAGAATACTATGGTAGTACCAAGTGAGACATCTACTGAAAGTGAATGGGAAGAATATCACAAAGCTGGTGGTAGACCTGACACTTCTGCTGATTATGGTCTTGCCGCGCCTAAAGATTTTCCACCTGAATTTGCTGACGAGATATTCCCAGCCGACAGAATAGCTAAATGGCAGGAGAGATTCTTTAAAGGTGGTATAAGCAAAAAAGCTGCTGATAATATTCTTTTAGAGTTTGGCAATGATATGTTAGCTGATATACAAAGCGCTCAACAGGCGCAGGAAACTCAAAACGCTGAACTTTTAGGCGCTCTTTCTACTGAGTGGGGCGCTGCTATGGAACAAAATAAACACCTCGGTAATATAGCGGTAGAAGAAGGGACTTTAGGGGATATAGATTTTAAGACTCGTCTTACAGAGAAGTTTGGGAATGACCCAGACTTCATAAGATACTCGTTTAATCTTGGAAATAAGTTTTCCGAGGGTAAATCTCCGAACCTTACAAATGTCCCAACTCCAGCAGACCATCAGGACGCAATATACGCTCTTATGGCTGACCCACTTTATACAAGTGGAACTGCACCTCAAAGAATGAAAATTGCCAATAAGATTATGGCGATAAGAAAACTTCAAAAGCCCGAACCGGTGACTACCTAACGACCACCAATAGGGATTAGTACGGATTACCTTTCAAAAGAAAGGCCCAAAAAATGACAGTATATCTGTCCTCCGCCAGAGTATCGGTAGGGTTTGGCCTGAAAAGATTACCAGCCTGATAATTGAAAACTTACTTTGAAAGGTAAAAACGATGTCACAACAGATACCAATCGCTTTTGTCGACCAAGTTAAGGCAAATATTCTTATGCTATCGCAGCAAAAAGCTGCGCCACTAAGAGTTGCTTGCCGAGCTGAGTCGGTAGTAGGCGACACAATGTATGTTGAGAGATTGGGGCCGAAAGATGCTCAACCCCGTGGCGCACGTCACGGTGAGACACCAATCTCCGATGCAGACCATACACGTCGAAAACTGTCTATGTTGGACTATGTAGTTCCAGCAGACATAATTGACAAACCAGATAAGTTGAAAATGCTTATCGACCCTCAATCACCTTATGCACAGAATCAGATGTTTTCTTTACATCGTCAGATTAGCGATGTAATAATTACAGCTTTGGGCGCTTCTGTCTACGGCGGACATGAAGGCGGAACAACCATCACAAATTACGCAGTAGGCGAATGTCGTCTTATTGAATCTGATGGAACTGTAGTAACAGCAGGTAGCGACTGGAGTGATACAACTGAAACTCCTCTTACAATCGCAAAACTGCTTACTTGTAAACAGCTTCTTGACGATGCAAATGTAGACGAAGACAGACAGAGATATTTCCTTTGTAATCCTTACAATCTTAATCAGTTGTTAAATACGACTGAGGTTAAGAGTGCTGATTATAATACGGTCAAAGCTCTGTCTCAGGGTTATGTTGATACCTTTATGGGTTTCAAATTCATTAAGTCTACAAGACTTTCTGCTGACGATACCGATACTGGTGCAACAAAGTGTTATGCGTTCGCACAGGACGCAATCGTGCTTGCAGTTGCCGAGGAGCCGACAGTTCATATCGACCCTCGTGTTGACTTGCTAAACAGTACTCAGATATATTCTACACTGAGTATTGGCGCAACAAGAGTAGAAGGCCCCGCAGTAGTCGGTATTACACTTGACACTGCCTAATCTTGAAAGGATTATATTATGACAACACCTTATCCAAATAATCCGATTATATGGCCTGCTCTTCCGCACGACCATACGGGCGATAACCAACTTGGGTACTATACTCAAGAGACTACACAGAGGTTTACTTCTGGTACTCGCGGTATAACTTGGGACGGTAAAGTATTTAAGTATGGCCGTTCTAAGGCTACGTTAGTTCCAGGTATGGGTTCTATTAACAGCGCCCAGAACGATGTATCTGATTTACCAAACTCCAGTACTACTATAGCTATAGTGGCTGGCGACAGGTCTACTACCTTAACGCTTGCCTCAACTGAAGGCTATGATAGTTCCGGTGGTTTAGCTGAAAATGAACTAGTTGGCGCACAGTTTGTAATTGGACACGGCGCTACTGGTACTGGCGAAACTCGTACTATTATGAGTAATACCTATTTAGCTGATGGTGGTGGTACAAGTATTATCACTGTTGACGCGCCTTGGGTTTTGGCCCACGCCGCAGGTTTCAGTGAAACTGTTCTTAACCCATATCACTATATGGGATTAGCAAGTACATCTAATGGCTATGGCTCAGTAATGGGTATGCCTAATGTGGCTGCTACTACGGGACAATTCTACTGGATGCAGACTTGGGGGCCTTGTTGGGTAACTCCGGGTGGTGGTGATTCTACACCGGGCGATAGTGCTAACGATAGAACTGTTTACTTTGTTGGTGACGGCTCTGTTAATGGCGGTGCTGCTCTCACACTTGAAAGTGGTTCTCAGCAAGCAGGTTTCATTATTGATGGAACTGAAACTGGCACAGGCTGTATGCCTCTTGTTATGCTTCAGTTGTCGATTTAACTTGTATGGGGGTGGGTTTAATCGCCCACCCTTTTTATTATGGAAATAATAACAGAAAAACATAAAGCACCTAACGAGATAGTTTCTGTTGGAACGAGCGAAAAAGATTTACAACAGGAAGTTAATCGTCGCTCTCATAAAGCAGGTTACACCGATAGGGATGGACAACCTAAGAAAAGTTCAGGTGCAGGGAAAGGCGATTCTTTCCGACCCTGCAATAAAGAATTATACGATATTAATTACATTCGGATTTTTGGGCACCAGTAATATGGAAAAGAAAAAATGCACAACATGCCAAAAGATTAAACCTGTCTCTAAGTTTTATAAGCGATTTTATATGACAAAAAAAAGAGGCCGTGTTAAAATTTGTCAAAGTGAATGTAAAGCGTGTTCAATAGAAAAGTCCAAGAAAAGATACGTTTATAATTGGAAGAGAAATAAAACAAGGAACTTAAACCAATCTTTTGGAATGACATATGAAGAGTACGAATATATGGTTAATTCTCAAAATAATGTTTGTGCTATATGTGGTAATCCAGAATTATCAAAATCAAAAAAAGTATTAGCAGTAGACCATTGCCATACAACTGGAAAGGTTCGTGGTTTATTGTGTAATAAGTGTAACACTGCTCTTGGCGCATTTGGAGATGATATAGATGTAATGGCTTCAGCTATATCGTATTTAATAAATAGTAGATTAAAAAAAGTTAGTTAACTAAAATTTTAGGAGTAAAATAATGGCAGATTCGACACAAAATGAATCAGTGTGGGGGTTCATATCTTATGCTAAGAATAACCCATACGGAACAATAAGTGGCGCTCAGTGGGACGACATTGAAGATATGGCGTCTATGTATCTGACTGTAAACTATACAGCTATGAACGATACGCCAACAGCAGCAGACCCAGAATCTTATGGTGCAGCAGCGGCAGTTCCAGCGCCGGATAATGCTGGTGCTGGTTTAGTTGATGCTGGCGGTACTGTAACCGTTACCCCAACAGCCAATGCGTATGCAGGTGCAATGTATCCACAAAGAGGTTATGGAGGTTAATTATGGCTATTACAACGCCAACTATAATAGATGAAACTGGACAGAACATAGTAAAATGTGGTTACTGGTGTGTAAACAACGACGAGGATGACGGAACTCCAGCAGTAGCACTTAAAACTACGCCCGGCGCAGGTAAAGCATTGTATCTTACTCATGTAACAATGAGTGGTCAGCTTACAGATGTGGCAGTTACATTAGAAGATGAAGATGCAACTGTTCTCTTTGGCCCTATAACTCTACAGGCTGATGGCGATGGATTGTTTACTAAGGACTGGGAATATCCTCTAAAGATTACCGACAATAAGGGTCTTGCTGTGAGTGCTACTAATGGAGTTGCGTTCACAGTTTACGTTGAAGGCTTTATCGGCCAGAAACCAATTTAGGAGGTTATAATGGCAGGTTCAGAAGTTGAAAGACCGTTAACTGGCGATGAATCTATACCCATCGCAAGAACTGCGCATTGGGCTGTAAATAATGACGAAGATGATGCTAACACTGCACCTGTACTTATCAAAGCTGCCCCCGGCGCTGGTAAAGCATTGTACCTGACAAACATAGTCATTAGCAAGTCAACACTACTTGCCGACCAAAGCATTACACTTGAGGACGTTGATGGTAATGTTTATTTTGGTCCGATGTTCTTAATGGACTTAGGTGGTTCGATTTACAAAAAGGATTTTCCAAAACCATTAAAGTTTGCAGACAATCTTGGAATATATGTAAACGAAAGCGTTGGTGGTAAGGGTAGTGCATTATTGATTTACATAGAGGGTTTTACAGGACAAAGCCCTATTTAGGATAATAT